ATAATATATTTAGGAAAACATTAACTTAAATATATTACAAAACAACAGCAAGACCTTTGATGTGGAGTAGTGCGATAGCACCTACGACTTAACATTAATTTTCTCTTAACAAAACACATTTAGAACAAATAACAAGATTTGGTCGGGACGACCACACTCTTAATAGTTAGTTTTTCTTTATGTAGTTTTTTAAGAGAATATTCTTGTTAAATACATATATGATTGATATTCCATCTATCACTACTAAGTTTATCGTCCTGAGGAGGACAATTAGCAAAGCAAATAATATGTGGTGGATTATATACACACATACCGCCCTCATACTTCCCAGAAAAAAAGCAACCATCTTTGATTTTTTCTATCGCTTGATAGGAAATGTAGTCACTACATACTCGGGGAATATCAAATATAACAATATTTGGGGCAACACCATTTTTTTCAATTACCGATAACATTCCATTAAAACAATCACTCGCTTTACCAGAGAGGACGATTGCTTTATGATGGACAACTAAATACTTTGTAAAAGAACTTTTACCAACATTCCCGTCATCTTCCCAATACCAGTTGATAGTCCTATCATCAGGTTTGGTTAATATTAGGTCGTGTATATCACGCTGGTAATTATAAAATTGTGATTTCTCAATAGTCTTAATAGGCTCGGGTAACCCGTGCGACCAAAATAAAGGATTTTCCTTAGTTATGTAAGCAAGATTAGATTTAAGGTCACCCTTGGCTTTACGCCATTTTATTCTATTACAGGTTTCTCCAAAGACTGAAATAGGTCTTCGTTTCTGGGAGAACTCGCAGTATCCCTGTAAATGAGGAGTGCCTTCTTCTAAATGCTCCTTGCTAAAAAAAGCGACATCGCAATATTCCCTAAATATTGGAACTATGGAACTAATTTCTTCTTCGGTGAAATTATTTAATACAAAACACCACCTTTTACTAGGTGAAATTTGTTTTTTTACAAGAGAGGAAGGGGTTATAGTATTACCCCCTTCCGTGGAACTATTGGAACTATTAGAACTCATTATATTATATCATTAGATTAATTCTTTAAGTTTTTTATCTAATTAATATATATAGTATGCCGAGAGGAACTAAAAACACTAAGCGTTTTGAAAAAGCAGTTAAAGCAATCGTCCAAGACGAGATAAAAGAGGAGTTGGAAATGAAGGTAGCCATAGCAGAACAGGCTGATATTGCCCTGAGTGCCCAAATTCCATACGGAGATGTAACAGCATCTAGTAATTTCCAACAATTACTACCAGCAATTGAGCAATCAACAACAGGAGAGGCAGGTATGAAATATAATACAAGAATTGGTAACGAAATTAGACTTTATAACCAAAAGTTAAAATTTCAAATGGAATACATACCCTCAACAACTAGCGATACCGTAGGTAATAGCGATAGAAAAATTAGAGTGCGAGTAATGATTGTCCGTCCAAAACGGGTGAGCGACGCATTTAAAGCAGTAGAGGATTTCCCTGAATATTTATTAAGAGGAGGCACGAACGATGTTAAGAATTTCCAAGGCGTAGCACTTGATGGTATCCGTGAAATTAACAGAGATGCTTTTAGCGTAAGATTTGATAAGTCTTATTACCTATCAGCCCCAGTAACACAAAATTACGCAGGGGCACAGAATGTGATATACTCCTTAAATCCTTCAACACTAGTTATGGATAGTGTAGATTTAAGATTTGGCGAAAATGGAAAGAAATTAACATTTAGCAATACAGAAGATTTATCACCAGAGCAATACCCATACTTATTATTAGTAGGATATTCAAGTATGTCGGGTAGTGATGTCCCAAACAATAGTTTAGTCCGTTTTACTTACAACTGCTCATCATTTTACACAGACGCATAAATAAAATAATAATATATTTAGGAAAACATTAACTTAAATATATTACAAAACAACAGCAAGACCTTTGATGTGGAGTAGTGCGATAGCACCTACGACTTAACATTAATTTTCTCTTAACAAAACACATTTAG